GTTGAACCGCTCCATCACTACAGTAATGAAGTGACGAGCGTTTTCAACAACCCGCTGAGGGATAGCAACAACATGATTCCCAACCATGCCATTGACGTCGCAAAAATCAGCGACAGCTTTAGCACGGAGACCTCTTTGAGAAAGTTTAGCACGCTTACGCATGCGAAACAATTGCCTATCGATGGCGAAGACTTTCCAGTCTTCGTAGACGCAGGCATTGCGCAACTCCTTTGACAAAACATCGAAGAAGCTAATCAGTCTATCTTCAGTTTTACCCATTGGATAACTCCAAATGGCTACGTGGATGTTAGAGAACGCCCGAAATCACCGTGTCGGCGATCCCAGAAGCTTGACTCCAACCCGTCCCAAAATGGGACGAGAGGAGAGCTTTGAGGTCCTCCGGTTCGTATGTATCGGTACCAGCAGGAATTTCGATGGTCGTAGTAACACGAGCGACCATCGAGTTCTGGTTGGCGGCCGGCTGAACGCCTTTACGAGTAATCAACTTGTAGACGTTCACCGGTACGTTCTTGATGATCCCCGTAACCGGGTTAGCCTGAGGAAGAACCCTCAGTACCGCCGGACGGAAGAACGTGATGGTAAACGGCTTTGAAACCGTGTTAACATCAACGCCCGTTTGCGTACCACCAAGAGCACTAACGGCGTATTGTTTGCCGTTAATGTTCGGTGCTACGTCCGTAACGATGGTATAGGTCGGGCTTGTGAGCCCGCTGACAGCTGCTCCGGTAATAGGAGTACTTGGTGCGAAAGACATTGAAATGCCTCTGGATCTAAATGCGCTGGATAAGAACAGACGCAAGGTTAAGGAGTTTTGATACTCCGAAATTGCCCAGTTCATCCATAGACCGAAATCTCAGTCCAGTATGAGGTAGGGCACCGCCTAAGGGTGTACGCTCGAATTCAAAGCGCTGAAAATTATTAGTCATATTGCTGGGACTAATAACGAAGTCAGTCCACGGTTTCCATGTGGTAATGACTTGCGCCTTGCACTCGTAACGCCTGGTATAACCGCTGTAAAACATACTTCCAGGTATGACATTGAAAGTATCATCGAGAAACGTACCAACGGTTGTAAAGTAATCCACGACCCACGAGTAAGGAATCAACTCCCAGAAAGCAGGGAGCAAATTCTCACCCGAAAAGCCGAGGTGTCCTAGTATACCGTAGTCGTTTCCCGCGTTCACAGCTGCTTGACCACCGCAGTACCAGCGATAAGAAAGTGTATGTAACAACGTGGCTTGGTGATAAAGATCCGCTCCGGCGATGCCGGTGTAAGGACCCAGTCTCGAGTGCGTTAACCACGTCTTCTTCGCTGATGCTGAATCACGGATACCGATGTCTCCTTGATTAAAGAAGTCATCGATAGCTAGCGCGACCTTTTGGATGTCGTCCACTAATGGACGTATCCCAAAGCCGTATGCCAGCCAGGCCTCGGATGCCCTTTTATGGATATCTTTGGCATATCTCTTGATTGACCGACCCTTGCTCCTTTTGGCGTTGATTAGCACCAGTAACAATCTTTCGGACATCGAAACAGCTTGGCGGAATAAACCGCGGAGCTCTCGTGCCTCTAAGATTGGAACCAGTGCGTCAGCACCTCCAGCTCGCTTCTTAAGCTTACGCTTAAGGCGCGTCAGGGCCAACTGCTGAAGCGCGACGTCAGTACTAGCAAACGTGGTAGGCATCACCCCAAGGGAACGATAATACCCCTCGGAAGTGTAGCCTTTCCACGTCCTAATACCAACGCCTTCGCAAGTAGTTGTACCGATGGTGCACTTCTGAGATTCAACCAGATAGGGCACCCCGGCATCTTGACGCTTAGCGATCTGAATTCGCCACGAAGGGTTGGAAATTGTCGACCGGCTCACAGTCTTGCCGTACGGTGTCATCGTGGACTGATTTGTTAGCCCATCAATGACACCGTTATTGCGCCTGATCCCAAACAGTCTGTAAGGGACCTTAGGTTGAGACGTGACGGTCGGCATTAATCACCTCCGTAACAAGAGCGGTTGGAAAGCCGCTCTTCAAAGCAGACCCGGTGAACTTCAGCATCCAATGTTTTGGACAACTGAAGGATCAGGTCTCGAGTGATCATATACTCGTTGACGTCAATCACCTCCAAGCCTTCTCTAGAGTTTGTAAAAACCCTGTCGACGGCGCGGCTGAGATTGGCCATAAGGTCTAAAAGGACCCTGTGCTTTTCCAACAATTGTCCAGACATGAATGCTCCTGTAAAAGGGAACCTATTGTTACTTCGTCAGAAGCCTGGAGACGACAATAAGCGCAGTGAAAAGCGCCTGAGTGTCGGCACCAGACTTGTCAAGTTTTGCCTTCAAGGAGAAGAAATTCTCTCCTTCGCTAGCAAAGCTTGCCAGACCTTCAGCGAGTTTAATTAACATATACTCGCGAGAGATAAATGCATCGGAAAAACTGAGCCCATCAACTTCTTTGTCACCTTGTTCAAAGGCGGCAGTGAGGCGAACGTGCTCAATGGTCGTCGATTTCTCGATAACTTCTTTTGCATTGTTCACAGAAAGCTTCTTAACGGAAGACCTACGTGATTGTCTCATGACAAGTTCCTTTAGGTTGAAGGAAGCCGGGTC